TTAGATACTATTCGTAAGTTATCTGGTTTGGCAAAATAATATCAAAATAAAATAAAATTTCTCTTGTAGAGATAAATAAATGTGTGTATAGTTATAGCTATGCACACATTTTCTTTTAGTCAGTAGGCTTTAAGAAACAGGCATGTAGTAAACAAAGGCACATATATAAGGAGAATTAACATGGCAACTTTGGCAGAAATCAGAGCTAAACTTCAAGCAAGCTCACAATCAAATTCAAGCTCCCTAGGCGGAGATAACGCAATATATCCACACTGGAACGCCGCAGAAGGCACAACGACTACAGTTCGTTTCCTACCTGATGCAGATACAAATAACACGTTTTTCTGGATTGAAAGAGCAATGATTAAATTGCCATTTGCCGGAATTAAAGGCGAAACAAGTTCAAAACCTGTACAGGTACAAGTACCATGTATGGAAATGTGGGGAGAGACTTGCCCAATTCTTACTGAGGTACGTCCTTGGTTTAAGGATAAGAGTTTAGAAGATATGGGTCGTAAATATTGGAAAAAGAAATCATATTTGTTCCAAGGATTTGTGACTGATTCAAAATTACAGGAAGACGGCAAGGTTCCTGAAAATCCAATCCGTAGATTTATCATTGGTAGTCAGATTTTTAACATTGTTAAAAATGCCTTAATGGACAGTGAAATTGAAGAATTACCTACAGACTATGTACGTGGTTTAGATTTCAAAATCACAAAAACAAGCAAGGGCGGTTATGCTGATTATTCAACTTCAAATTGGGCTCGTCGTGAACGTGCGTTAAGTGAAGCAGAAAATGCGGCTATTGCACAATATGGGTTATTCACTCTTAATGACTTTTTACCTAAAAAGCCAGGAGAAGTTGAACTTAAAGTTATCAAAGAAATGTTCGAAGCGTCAGTTGACGGTGATGCATTTGATATGGAACGTTGGGGTCAGTACTTCAAACCAGCAGGTATGGGTGGTAGTGGTGCCGCAACAGGTAGTGCGTCAACTGCGCCAGCCAAAGCAATTCCTGCTCCTACTCCAGCGATTAGTGAAGATGAAGATGTTCCATTCGATACTACTCCTGTTAAAGCTGAACCAGAGATAGAATCCGCAGGTAGTGGTGCAGAGAGTCGTGCTGCCGATATTATCGCAATGATCCGTAAACGTCAACAATCTTAAGGAGATAGAATATGGCGAAGAGCTTTGATATTTCAAAGTTCCGTAAATCTATCACTAAAAGTATTGATGGACTCGGAATTGGTTTTAATGATCCGACTGATTGGATCTCAACCGGCAACTACGCACTAAACTATCTTATCTCAGGGGACTTCTTCAAAGGAGTCCCTTTGGGAAAAGTTACAGTGTTTGCTGGAGAATCAGGTGCAGGTAAGAGTTACATATGTTCTGGTAACATTATTAAACACGCACAAGAACAAGGTATTTTTGTAATCTTAGTTGACTCAGAAAATGCGTTGGATGAAAAATGGTTGCTGGATCTTGGTGTTGATACTACCGCAGAAAAACTGTTAAAACTCAACATGGCTATGATTGATGATGTGGCTAAGACCATCCATGAGTTTATGGGTGAGTATAAAACTATGCCTCTAGAAGATCGTCCAAAAGTGTTATTTGTTATTGACAGTTTGGGCATGTTGTTAACTCCGACTGATGTAAATCAGTTTGAAGCAGGTGACTTAAAAGGTGATATGGGCCGTAAACCTAAAGCACTGACAGCACTAGTCCGTAACTGTGTAAACATGTTTGGTAGCTTCAATGTGGGCATGGTATGTACCAATCACACATACGCAAGTCAGGATATGTTTGATCCAGATGATAAGATTTCAGGCGGTCAAGGATTCGTATATGCGTCTAGTATCGTTGTTGCTATGAAAAAACTCAAACTTAAAGAGGATGAGGACGGTAACAAAGTTAGTGATGTATTAGGTATCCGTTCAGCTTGTAAAATTATGAAAACTCGGTATGCTAAACCGTTCGAAACTGTACAGGTTAAAATTCCATATTCAACTGGAATGGCTCCTACATCTGGATTGGTTGACATGTTCGAGAAAATGGGTATATTATCTAAAGTAGGGAACAAACTTGCTTATACAAGTAAATCAACAGGCGAGATCATTGCAGAGTTCCGTAAAAATTGGACTGAAGATAAACTCAGACAAATTATGGATGAGTGGGATCACGCAGTCGCAGTTAATTTAACAACAACTGTAGAGGACACAGAGGAAGCATAATGGAAGAATCATTAATTATAGAAATCTGGGATACATTCAAAGAATATGTTCCAGAAAAAAATCGTGAAACAGCCGCAAGTCATTACTTAGATTTTTTAACAGGTAGAGATGTTGAAATGTCTGTATTAGAAGGGTTAATGGGATATGATCCTCATTTAGATTCAGCTATTGAACTAGTAGTTGGAGAGAATGAAGACCTTGAAGAAGACGACGAAGACTACGAAGACGAAGACGAGGATTATTGATGTCTTGGTATGCTAAAGTCAGCAAAGACCTAGCACATCTTCCAAACTGTCTTACGCACTTTTATGATGAATTAGAAGATGCTAGGCTTGAAGTTAGGGTACATGGCAATGTAGAAAAAGCATCAGCTTCATTGCCAGGTATTGTAGAGCAAAGATTCAACCAGCTTCAAGAAATTGAAGCTGTGTTGGAATATCTTAACATCGAATTAAGAAGAGTTAGATCAAAAGCATTTCGTAAATACCTAGAAAATTATCAACGAGCCCTAAGTAGCAGAGATTGTGAAAAATATGTGGACGGAGAGGCTGATGTTGTTGATATGGAAAAGATTATTAACGAATTTGCCATGTTAAGAAATCAGTGGTTGGGTATCATCAAAGCATTAGACATTAAACAATGGCAACTTTCTAATATTATTAAACTTAGAGCCGCGGGGCTTGAAGATATCAGTCTATGACAATTTATATTGAAGATTTGATTCATCGATCAGTAGTCGGTATGAATTCTATTGATCATCGATCTACTAGTATGCTAGAAAGTTTTAATGAGCAAAACAATAAAGGGACCGGGCTAACTGAAAAACAGAGAGCCGCGGCCATTAGGATTTTAACTCGTCACAAAGTAGACGTATCAAAATCATTAGGTACAGATATTAGCTCAATTTTAGAAAATCCACAATATCGACTACCCTTAAGAGAAATTAAAGTGGTCCGGCAGGTATCGATTATCTCATACAAAGATCAAGGACGAGCCATTAAGGTAGAATTTCCTTATGATGAGGAAAAAATTAAAAGTATTCGAGAATATAAAAAACATAGTTTACAGGCCTTTTGGGATCCAGAGAACAAATATTGGATTTTTGCCCTAGAAGAAGAAAATATTAAATTTTTAGTGAAGTTTTGCGAAAACCAAGAATTTAAGTTTGACGAAGAATTTACAGAATACAAAAAAAATATTCTAGATATCATCGAAAATATGCACAATCATGTACCTATGCTAGTGGCAGATCGAGATGTGCCAAAAATTGTAAATTCTCCTAAAAATTTGCCAATTTTAACCTCAAAAGATGTCTTATCGGCTGTGTTTGAGGCAAGAAACCTAGGGATTTTAACCTGGGACGAAAATGTAAATCAACATAAATCAATACAGGAACTTCCAGAGCCTATCAAAGAGTTCTTGACAAATGACTACGATCATGTAACACTAATAGATAGTCAAAAAACCTCAATTGACTGTCTAAAATACCTCTTTAGATACATGAGTCCATGCCTTGTAATTATTCCAGGCGGAAGTGAATATGAAAAAATATCCATGGCTTATGATTTTTTAATTGGGTGTGGTATTAAGAATTATGAAATGAGTACCATGTTTAGGCTACCAACAGAAACTGGTGGAAATTTCAATAATTTTATCAAAATTAACGAATTAAACGGTCCTATTACAAGTGACACTAAAATTGTTTTTGTTAGTACCAAGTTACCTAAAAGTGTATTGAAAAGTAAAATAAATTTTAACTGTGTCGTGAACATGGGAACACATTCAGCACATCATACAATTAAAGAATTTGCCAAAAATCATGAAAATTTAGTAATTTTTTCAGAAATTAACAAATTCAAAAACATAAAGGATCGCATGGAATGGCAACTGCACGGGTTGTAATCAAAGACGAAGTCAACGTACATATCAAAGATTTAGATCTTGATACACGTAAGGCTTTAGTCAAAAAATTCAAATACGAAGACCCCACTGCTCGCTTCCGCCCGGCTTATAAATTAGGTCGTTGGGACGGTACTATTAGTTTTTTTGGGCTTGGTGGAACTACCTATCTGAGTATGCTACCCCAGGTACTTGAGTACCTCGAAAGTAAAAATTATTACATAGAAGTTG